TTTGGATCCGTTACACCGGCCAAATAAACGGCGATGCAAGAACTGAGAAAACTTCGTCCCCACGAAGCGCCCATAGCCTTGAGATCTTTCATTTCTTTTTCTCCTTTGGCTTTACCTTTTGAATTGGCTCGACCACTGGATATTCTCCATCATAGGCAGCTAAACGAGCGCGAGCGAAACCAACAATCTCTTTGCCGATGTAGCGTTGCTTGAGCATTACCATTCCGCCGTTGCGTTGATCTCCGTCGCCTGAAGTGTTGCCCTCAACGCAGAGCACGCTTGACGTGCCTACTTTGACCACAATTCCAATGTGACTAATTCTGTCCACGCCATCATGTGGAAAATCCATAAAGCATAAATCTCCCAATTGTGGCTTATTCTCAATCCAGCGTCCCAATTCTTTCATCTTGTGTGCGCCAGCAGCAGTGCCAACCATTGAAGGAATCTTGACTTTTGCTTGGTCAAATACCCAATTGCAGAATGAACCGCACCACGGCAATCCATCGGCCTTTGTAAATTTGCCGTATTTCGTCAGATTCTCGCCAGTTTCAATCGTGCCAACCTCAGCTAGTGCAATCTCGATGATCCGTGCAGCAGTGCCTTCCGGATACATTAAAGCCCAAGTGCTGCTTTTAGATCTGGAACTGATAAACCTACGCTGGCAAGTTTTTCAATAATAGTTAGCTCTGGCGCAAGAAGTGTTCCATTGTGAGCTGCAACTATTGACGCGGCTTTGGCTTTATCCGTTTTTGAAATATCAAGACTTAGCTCATCGCCGGATAAAACAACTGATTGCACATCGTCAGAAATCATAACTCCAGCTCTGTTTAATTCTGCACGCAATTCTGCGCCATTAAGATTTTTTGGCTTGTTAAATGTCTCCATAATTATGCCCCCAAATAAGTGACTTGAAATAAACTCTTACCGCAGTTAATAGTGCCACCGCTATCCTGATACGCCTGGATTTCTAGATAGTCAGCAACCGCTAAAGAAGCAACAACAGTTCCGTAAGTACTTGGATAATAAGTTGTTCCTGAAGTCGTTTCAACGCTCAAAAGGTTGTCAGTATTGTTTTTTAAGATATTTACAACACGGCGATTGTTTGCATTAGCGTCCCAGCCCACACCAAAGTTGATTGAATAATAACCTGCTTTTCCTGATGGTATTGTTATTCTAGTTCCCGCCGAGCCGTCGTGGAAACTTGATGTGTCCCACATCTCTTCGGCATTTGTCCACGTCAATTTTGTAGATGTGGCATTGGTTAAACTGATATTAAATGCGGCGTGGTACATACTTGCGCCAACAAAACTCGCACCCGCAGAAGGCGTAGCCCAAGATGGCACACCAGCAGCAACAGTGAGAACCTGTCCCGTAGATCCAATACCAAGTCGAGAGATTGCTCCCGAACCTGTGCCGTAAATTGTGTCTCCGTTTGTTGTTAATGTGCTGATTGTTGGCGTTGTGAGAGCCGGAGATGTCAAAGTCTTATTTGTTAAAGTCTGTGTGCCTGTAAGAGTTGCCACTGTTGAATCAATAGCTAAAGTTACAGTTCCCGAAGTGCCACCGCCAGAAAGTCCAGTGCCAGCAGTAACGCCGGTGATGTCACCTTGATCGTTAGCAATCCATTCAAGCCCTGTTGCCGTTGCAGAATTGGCACTTAAAATATATCCATTTGTTCCAACGCCTAATCTTGCATCGACTGTTGTAAAAGTGAATAAATCGCCCTTAGTTGTTAGTGGCGTCTGATCCGTAGGAGTCACCCACGTGAAAGCCATATTTGTTCCCGATGTCTTTGATAAGACTTGACCAGTTGTGCCACCGAGTAGATATTGCAGCGACGTATCAACGCCCTGGCCGAATGTGTTGAAATCAGCCGGAAGATTCGTGACGAGACTTGTGCTCGTCGGCATCACCCAGCCGAAGTTCGTTGTTGGATTTGCCATCGTTTCTCCTTAATTCACGACTAACGCGTGTGCGTAGTCAAGTGTGCCAGATAGTGTATTAAATAATTCGGCGACACTTACATCTTGCCACGCCATCGCCTGGAGTGAGAATGGCAGTGGAGACATAATGAGAGTGACCGAAAGTTCATTGTAGGAGGCCTGGAATCGCCAGCCCTCGACGAAGCCCAGGAAGTTTCCTGATTGCATGTTGGCCGGCAAATTGGCCAGCGAAACCGGCTGACCCATGAAAACGTTGATAAGAGCGTTTCTGTCTGCATCATCTAACTCTGGATTTGTCAATGCAAAAGTGATTGATTCTAAGAATGGCTGAGGCGTTGATCTAAGTGTCAGATAAAAATTGGCTTGAGTTGTTGCATCGCCAGAGTTTTTGATTGAAGTCGTGATTTGTTGAGCAAGGTCGCCATAGGTAGCAATTGAATCGGCGTCTGTTGCCGTTACGTTGCCGGCTGAATAGACCAGGTTGATGTCGTTTCGAATATCGCCAGCCTTTGTCTGAATCTTGATTCCACGTCCAAGAGCATCATTGGCCGAAAGTTCTGTGTATCCATTAGCTGCTAAATACTGAGATCTGTGAGTTGAGTCGGCATAGCAAATCTGCCCTTGAGCGTTTTCGTATATGTAACCAAGTCCAGAAGTAGCGAGAGCCGCAACCAAGTCCCACGTGACTGTCTTACTAGATCCACGATTGGCAAGAAGATAATCACCTGGCGTATCAATTTCGCCCAGCCCTGTATTTTGTGCGCCAGCCCATGTTTCCGTTGCCGGTGTGTATGTAGCCCAAGTAAGAGCGGCCGGAACCTCTGACCAGTTATTGACCAGCAAATCCTGGAGAATTGAATATATCTGATTGCCATCGTAGTCCTGAGTCAAAACGCCGTTTGTGAGTGCCTTTTGAAGCCGTGCTAAGGCTCCTAGAGCCGTGATTGTGATTTCTTGGGTAATTGCTACTGAACCGACCTGTGAGACGGTTACTGTGACATCAACGACTGAACCGCCGAAGATTGCCACATAAGTCCCAGCCGTATTCTTGACCTCAATTGTGACTGTATCATTGATCTTGGCCGGAATCGTTCCCTGATCAAGATTGATGAGATTGACTGTGCAATAGCCGGCTTGAGCCTGTGTGTAGATATTTGTGCGCCCTGCTGAAATTGAAAGATTGGCCAAGACTGTATTTGTGACGACGACGCCTTCAATTGTAATGCGCCAGACTGGACTCCAATTTGTCATTAGAGAGCGACCAGATTACCGCCGCCACCTGTGCCGCGATAGTAAGAATCATTGAGTGTGTTCACGATTGTTCGAGCCGTACCTTCGGCATCAATTGCGCCATTGACTGTGATGCTGATCCGTGCGGCATTCTGTGAGTCGGTAAAGCCACCGCCGCCCATAGCAGCTAAACGAGCTGCATTTTGTGAGTCGGTGAATCCTCCACCTACGCTGGAAGCTCCTGAAACGGCAGAAGTCACGCCAGCCGACGATGTTGTTGTTGATCCTGTTCCGGCTGATGCTGAAACTGTCGGAACTGTAATCGTTGGGACTGTCACTGTTGCAGAAGGACTTTTTGGAATGCTCACGGTTGGAACGCTAATTGATGGAGCTGAAATCTGTGAGACGTTAGGCAAGAATGGAATTGAGTTATAGACACGAATCAGCGCGTTGATTCCAGCAACGGCTCCAGAAATCAATGCGTTCAAGCCAGAAATAACTGCTCCGATGACATTGATAATTCCACCGGCGATTTCGCCGACAACCTTGAAAGCTCCGCCTAAGACTGTAACAAGAACCGGCACGACGTACTTTTGAATAAATTCAATGAACGTTGCAAAAGTTTCTTTGTTTTTATCAATTGCGTCTGTGATTGGCTTAAAGAAATCAGCAAATTTGCCAAGAGCCGGAACAACTTCGCTCACAATGAAATCCACTAGTTTTTGAATGATTGGGAGTAGTTTGTAGCCAATAGTCTCTTTTGCTTCATCGAATGTGACTTTTAATCTATCCAAGCGGCCAGCGTATGTTTCAGCGTTGGCCGCAGCTGCTCCGCCGAATAGATCCGTCAGTTTTGTCTGGACGTCAGTAAATGACATCGTTTTTAATTCGGCAGAAGATAATCCAATGCCTAGTTTTCCAAGCGCGGCAGTGTTGCCATCGTAGGCTTTACCGATTGCATTAGCCACAGCTTCAAGTGGCTTTCCAGTTGATGTTGAAACGTCAAGAGCAACCGAAAGAAGATCCTGCGCCTTACTCAAATCATTAGTCGAAAGCGCGATGCGCTGCAACGCCGGACGAAGTTTTTCGTCCGACACACCTGTTGCCAAAGACATTTTGAGAATCTGACTTTCAGTGGCCTTGATTTGTGCCTCTGTTGCACCTGTTGCAGACTTAAGAGCGTTGGCTAGTTTGACCTGTGCCGCTTCATCTTCAATCGCCGCCTTGACGCCATCGACTCCAATTTTGATTGCATAAGCAGCAGCAGCAGCGCCAGCAGCCGCGAAAGCCAATCCTGCTTTTTTGCTAAATTCGCCCATCTTTGAAGAAGAATCATCGACGTCTCCATTGGCTTGAGCCAGTGATTTCTTGAGCTGATCTACATCAGCAAGAATCGAGAGCTTGAGTGTGCGCGATTGTCCGGCCATT